GGGGCATTCACGGGGTTTACCCTAGTGAATGCACTGTTGTTGGTGGTCGTTCTTGTTTGGATCATGAACACGGAGTTGTGGAATCTTGCGTTGCTAATGTGCGTTTTGCCGCGTGTCGCCTAAATTTTTGGGCGAATGCTTTGGATGTCGATAGCAGTGATCCTGCTGTCGTTAGATCGTTTTTATGTGCGATGGCTTCTTTCAGCGCTTTTGAAGAAAGCGTTGAGAGTCAAGCCGATCGTGAGGAGTCGCGTGTCTCTGATGACACCGAATCCTCAGAACCTGGTCGTTTGGCTAGGTTTGCCAATTGGATGACTGGTGGTTTTGCCAATCGTCTAGCTGGTGCTGTGTCGTCTGTTTCGGAGAGTTCTGGACTTGTGTCCAAAACTTTGTCTGTTGTTGTTGGCGCGTTTGAGAGCATTAAGAATGCTCTTGGTTGGACTCGTGATTTTCTTTTTAATAAAGAGAATGCGCGAGTTATTGCTGTTATATTCTTGGTGGTGATGTGTCGTGTCGCCGTCCAGAATATTATTGAGACCCTTGTTTCTGCCTTTACTGTATTGGCGGAAGCTGGGTTTGAGTTGTTTGGGTCCGCCTGGGAGATTTTGAAGTCTCTCATTGGAGGGCTCACAACGTGGATTTCTTCTCCGTTCACGAGCGATGAGGAGAAGGACGAAAACGTTGTGAGCCAGGCTGGTGGTGCCAGTTCTTTGTTGGCCCTTGCGATGATGACTTTTTTGCCGTCTGATATGGTCGGGCCAAAGAGTTTTTCTGTTGCTCTCAAGATGATACCTCAACTTGAGAAGGCCATTGGAATTGGTTTTGAAGGTGTTGATTGTTTATTGACACTTTTGCCTACTTGTGTTATGGATTTTTGTATCAAAATGGGTTATGTACACCCATTTGGTCATTACCCTGATCGTGTGCATGAAGCTGTTGATGAGTTGACAGCCTGTATGTTGCTTGTCCGTACTAGTATGGACGACTCCAAGTTTATCATTCGCTTTGTGCGAGCGTATGATAACTTGGAGTCGGTTTGGTTTCTTGAGTTCCAACGAACTCGTGCTGAGCGAACACTTATTGAGAATAAGTGTGTGAAGCTTTTGCGTGATGCTAAGGAGTATTACGAAAATTGTCGTACTAAGTTGGCTAAGGTTGCTGTGCCTGAAGCCACAGGGGTTGCCTTTTGTGGTAACCCTGGTATTGGAAAATCCTTTATGCTTAAAGGTTTCTTTGCTGCTTTACGTCCCAATCTTCCTGAGGGAGATCGGATGTATTCGATTGTTAAGGAGTTGGATCATTGGGATAATTATGATGGCCAATTTGGGGTCGTTAATGATGATTTTGGGAGTAATGAGCGGGATACAACCATTCAGGCTGATATGGCTATTCGTGCTATTTCTAGCACACCCATGACGGTCCCTATGGCAAACCTTCGCGAGAAGGGTACCATGTTCACTTCTGAGGTTTATTGTTTAACGACCAACAAGGAGTGGGAGACTCATTTTGGTGCTGTTAACCAGATGGCTTTCAAACGTCGGTTTATCTCTTGGTGGGTTACGCTTGATGGTCGTTATGTTGCCGAAGGTGGGTTGCTTGATCGTAAGAAGTTGGCTACTTTGTCACCGAAGGAAGCTAGTCATTATCCGCATTTGCGGTTTTATCCGTACATTGTTGATTTTACTGGTGGACGTACTGTGATTAAGAAGTCAGCGCGTTTTGACAGGTTTGATGATGTGGTCGTTAAAGTTAAGGCAATTATTGCAGCTAAGAAGATGGCATATAATGCTGACCTGGCTACAATAGAGTCTTTGATTCAACGGATGGATTCGGACATTTCGTCACTTGAATCTATTGAAGGAATTTCAGTTGATGAGGAGAAGAAAGAGGTTGAGATTGTGACATCACAATCGAAGCCTGGGCGCTCTGAGGTCGATTTTGTCTTGCCCGCTAAACCAAATAAAATTGAGTTTAAGAGCAAATCTGCTCAGGCTTTTTGGAGTACGGAAGGGATGAAGATTCCAGCCGAGGGAGCTTATGATTATGTGCTTGTCCGAGCTCGTTTTATGCTTGATGAGTATGATTGTACAGTTCAAGATTTGCTGGCGAAGATAACTGGCCGAGTTGGTTGGGGAAGATATGCTAGTTTCCCTTTGCCGCCCCATTGTCGCATTAAGGATCTGATGGTTGTTCCTGTTAAGGGGACGCCCACTTGGAAGGATACGACTCCTCCTAAGAAACCAATTGCTGATCTTAAACCCCTCGCGTCGCGTGGTAACATTTTTGACGCAGATGTGGCTGATGAGGATCTCGCTCTCAATGTTGCTGCTGAGGAAGTTGAAGAGAAGAAGAAGCGTGCGTTGGAGGCCGATCTTCAAATGGATATATATGAGGAAGAATTCGATCGTCGTAATCTTGAACTCATGGGCTCTGTACAACGTGCAACACCTGTACAAGTTGCAAAGCTCACATATTTTCAGGATCGGCTTCGTCCGGTTAGGAAAGCTATAAACAATCATTGTCCTAAGCGTACCACTATTTTGGCTACTACAGCTAAAGTTGTTGCTGCGTTGATTGTCATTCGTGCTGCTATTTGGGGAGCCAAGAAGTTGGTTTCTTTGTTTTCGAGTGTTGAGGCTCAGTCGGATCCGCGCCATATGCAAGAAGATATGGAGCGCAATTTGGAGAGGCAAGATTTCCTTGAAGGTATGTATGAAATGTATCTGGAGGATTGTGATCGTGCTCAAAAGCGTGGGGATGATTTTGACAAGTGGCTGTCTAAAGATTCTATTAAGGAGGCGCGTGAGAGATGGGAACTGGAAGATGCTCAACTTATGCGTGAGCGTGAAGAAGCGGATGCCTATGACAAGTCTGCTGGTTATTTTGAAGAGGATCGTGCGCGAGCAAAGATTCATTCTCGACACCGTCGTGTTAGACCCGAATCAATGCCTAATCCCAAGGTTGAAGCTATGCGTGCTGCTGTTAAGCTTATTGGAAATGGTTGTGGTTCTATTATCACACCGTATGGTAAGCTTCATTGTTTGCTTATCAAATCTAAGATGTTGTTGGTCCCTGTTCATGCCTTCCGTAAGAACGGAGAGTGGATTGATGATGACTCGTTGTTTGAGATCAAGTTTGAAAATGTGGCACATTCTGTCCGTTTTATTCGGACTAATGTCACAGTTTCTGGCGGGTCTTTTTCTGCACGAGAGTTGCATGATGTGTGTATTTATCGTCTTCCTGAGACTTTCCCTGCTACCAGGGATCTGAGTGGTCATTTTGCCACTGAAGATGATTTTCTCCAGATGCAACGTTTGGAGCTGTGTTTTATGATGCGCAAAGGCTTTGATAAGAAGCTGGTCGTACCAATGGCTATACCCAAACAGCAAGGCAAACGTCTTGCTTGGGCTTCTGGCAGTGGTAACAAGGATTTGTTTACAACAGATCGTCTTGTTTATCGCTCTTTTGGAGTGGGAGATTGTGGCGGAATCATCATTGGAGTTGATGGTAATGGAGTTGTTAAGATCTATGGTTGGCATGTTGCAGGTTTAACCTCTGCCTTTTCGGAGGAGCAGGGTATTGGAGTTCCTTTAACTCGAAAGTTATTGGAAGGAATGTCTGCTGAATTTGTCACAAGTGAAGCCAAGAGTTTTATTCCCGTGCGTTCTGAGTACGTATTGGTTGAGGAAAATGTTCCTGTTAACAATACTTTGTCACAAAAGACGAAGTTTGTGCCCTCGCCTTTATTTTCGGCTCCAGAACTTGCTCATTGTGATCGGGAGCCTGCATTGCTTGGGACAGATCCTCGATGTAAGGGTTTAACTGGGGAATCACTATGTGTTATGGAGATGAATCGAGCTGAGTTTCCACAATTTAAAGTTGACCCAGATGAAATGCGCGAGATTTTTGAAGATATCTTAGAACAGGATATGGAAAACACTCGCCATGAGCCTCGCCGTGTGCTCACTGAGTTTGAAGCAATTAATGGCGCTGCAGACTTGCCCTATTTGAAGGCTATCTGCATGAAGACCTCGCGTGGTTGGCCTCATAAGTTCCGAACGGAGCTTAAAGGTAAAGGGAAGTTGCCATTGTTTGATGGTGAGCCTGGTTGTTGGATTATATCTGACCCTCTCTTACGCGAAGAGGTCGATAAAGCATTGGACGATTTGAAGAACGGTCGAAAACCGAACTTTACGATGATCTATGCTCTTAAGGACGAGTTGCGTTCTGCCGCGAAGATTAAGCAACAACGTACTCGCGTTGTTACTATTGCCCAATTGGCTCAGACTATTATTATTCGCATGTATTTTGGTTGTTATATTAATGCCATTACAAAGCAGTTTAATTATGGTGAGTCCGCACTTGGTATGAATGTTGGTTCCCGCGACTGGGAAACAATGATCAATTATTTGTGTGAGGTTGGCACAGAAGCTTTTGCTGCTGATTTTAAGAAGTTTGAGAGTCTTTTGACTCCTCAGATTGCTAAGGATGGTATCGCACCGTGCGTTGCCGCTTGGTATTGTGGTGACGAGGAATCCACGCGTGTTCGACATTCGTTAATCGATTCATGCGTTGCAACCAAGATCCTTGTGGGTACAACTATCTACATGATGACTGGTGGAACAAAATCTGGAGTGGGAGGTACAACAATTTTGTTCAATAATTTGATGTGTAGGTTTTATTTGCGTTATGCTTTTTTGCAGATTGCGAAGAGAGTTGCCCCGCATATGGCTCATTTGCGTGCGTATCGTACATACGTGCGCGCCAAAGTGCTTGGCGATGATCATATTGTGACTCGAGGGCGTAAAGTTGAGTGGTTTAATTTTAAGACTGTTAAGGAATGTCTTGGTGAACTTGGGATTGAGTACACTGACCCTGCGAAGGGGGCTGATGGACCACCTAGTGCTCATGTTCACACTTTGCAGTTTTTGAAGCTTACAACTCGTGTTGATCCCAATATTTTTGAAGGAGTTAAAGTATTTGGAGTGCCCGATTTGGATGAGAGTATGTCTGGTCTGCGTTATGTGCGTAAAACGCTCCCTGCTCATGTTGCTATTACGTTGAATTGTGATGATGTTCTTCGTCGCAATTTTGGTAGAGGAAGAAAGGAGTTCCAAGAAATTCGCGATAAGCTGGTGCTTATGTTGCGGCGTACTAACATAGGTGCTGGGCTCATCACTTGGGAGGCCTGTTGTGCTCTTTGGGAACATCGTAAACTTGTTCCTGAGGAAATAGGTGATATTGATTGGTCGTTGTCTGGTGAAACTCCAGAGCCGTACGCTAGTAGTTATAATGTCGAAGTTTTGCTCGATATTATGGATGAGCGCGTAGAGTGTCAGATGCTTGCAGAAGACAATGGTATGGAGGTGCTTAATGTGCCGCGTCCTGTGATGGTGGTAACACCTGAGGAACGTTCTCAACCATTGCCCCAGCGCTCTTCTGGGCGTAGCATTGTTGATCTGTGCAAGCGAGCTAATCGTTGGCGTGCTATACGCCCCGGCATGAATGAGTTTCCATTATCGAGAGTTTTTGATCCTCGTCCCACTGCGACGGGAGCCTCTCTTGGTGGACATATGTGCTGGTGGAGTCGTTTGTACGCTGTGTATTCTGGTGGTATGCGATTCAAAGCAAAGTTGACTTCTGAAATCAACGTTGCTTATGTCCCAGAAATGCCTTTTGGTGCGGCCACACTTGGCCCTGCTATTTTTGGACCCAGCCTTACGCCTGGTTTGGGCCCTATTGGTACATCAATTACCAGTAACTTTATTGACATTGAGTGTCCGTTTGAATCTCAATATCATTTGTGCAAAGTTCCACGAATTCCCACCGATTATACAAGTCTCACATCTTTTTGTGGCTGTTTAGTTTTGGAGAATGTCGCTGCTGACCCAGCGGCAACTCTGTACGTTTCCGGATCTGATAATATCAGGTTTGGTTATATTCGTGAAGTCCCTCGCCTCGTCCCTTTTATACCGGATGAGAAGGAGGATATTGAGATAGTTGAATCTCAAATGTTGCGCACTGGAATTTCATTCCAAGACGCCGCACAACCAGTGCTGTCTACCAATCTCCGTGGAGTCCCTAATAAGATGAAGCAGGATGATTGTGGTGAACAAGGAATTTCTTTTGTCGACCTAGCAGCACGCCCACAATTTGTTAGGAATTTTGTGTGGGACACTTCGAATAGTGTTGGTCAAATTCTTTATTCGGCGCGAGTCCCTTGGGACTTGCTTGCAGGTGTCAATGTGACGCCTTTTAAAGCGTTTATGTACTTTCAAGGAGATGTTGAAATTACAGTGCAAATGCAATCACAACCCTTTCAACAGGGTAAGTTGATATGTTATTTTGTTCCGCTTGCCGAACCAGCTGAGGTTGCCTCGTTCATAGCAACTTCGCTGACGTCTCAAACGGTTGGAGTTAGCATTCAGTTGCCCGCCGGTGAACCGAGGGATGTTACTATACGCGTCCCTTTCGTGCATTTTCTGAAAAGATTGTCGTACACTCGGTCTTCAACACAGACCTTGGGTACTTTTGTCGTTTCCGTGTTCAATACTTTGAATGTCGGAGAATCAACGCAAAATTATTGCAATATGTCAGTTTTTGTTCGTTTTCCTAGAGCTGATTTTCAAGTTCTTGACCCTCAACTTGGTCTTGATCCTGATGATGAGAAGGTGGAGTCCCAAGGAGGAGTCCTGGGGAAAGTTCGGAATGTAACTCGAGCCCTTGATAAAGGGGTCGATTTTGCTCAATCTGTCAGTGGCGCGGTCGAAGGATTTGCGTTGGATGCACCAGGTATTGCTTTGGATCCTATCCCTATTGTTAGGCGTGGATTCCCTGTTTTGGCTGCTGTTGACAAGGTTGAGTTTTCCGAGTTCCTTGGAGAAAGACCCTCTGAACAACGTTTGGCTGTTGGCCCTGAGTTTGGACTTGGAGTTGACGAGCAAATGCTTACAGCCCTTCGAAAGAGGCTGTCGTTCTCGCAAACATTTTGTTGGACCTTCGAAGACGCACCGAACGCGTTGCTTTATGAAGGTATAATCACACCATGCCCTGGTGTGTTGCTTGCGTCTGCAGCGTATCAACCCACTCTTATGGAGTATGTCTGTTTGCCATTTTCATATTGGCGCGGCTCTCTAAAAGTTTTGGTTGAGTTCGTTGGCACATCATTCCACAGTGGAAGATTGGCGTTCATCACCCGTCTTGGCAAACAACCAGGCGGTGCAGTGTCGTTGGTTGATTCCATGTCTCAGTATGCTAGTGTTTTGGATATGACTGGCTCAAACCCTACGTTTGAGTTGGAAATCCCCTGGCGATCGGATCGGGAGATGTGTTCGATCCCTCATAGTAGGCTCTCTGGTCTCAATTTTCATGAGATTGCTACAGGTGTGTGGCAGCTTGTCGTGCTGAATCAACTTCAGTATGTCGAGTCGGTGGCGCCCTACGTCGATGTGAATGTGTATTTGTCTGTTGGTGATGATTTCATCACTGATTTTGCTGGTAACGGGTTGTCGAACAATTTACAGTTCGAAAATTCGTATACTTAGTTGTGTGTCGTGTGTATCGTGTTG